GTAGTAGGGCCGGTAGGCGGTACGCAGAATGGAGCGGGCCTCTGGATTGTTCTTGTGCGTGTTGGTGCGGAACAGCAGCGCCTTCTGCATCGGGATGTCAGTGAGGTGGTAGTGAGGCGGTGACGCCTGCCGCATCCCGAGGATGCCGCCCTTGTCATCAAAGATCCAATTCATGCGGGTTTCCTGAGCACGGGTTGGCATCTTTCGCCAGCCGATCAAGCCATCGTTATACCGACTGCGATACTTGGAGTCTTTCTGCTTAGGGCCACGCCGGTACTTGTAGACGATCTCGTGGAAACTCCAGCCGAACACCAGCATGGACAGGCTTTCACTAATCAAGTCCTCCCACGACATGCTCATGTCGTGCATACAGGTGTCCAAGAAGTGGGCTGCGTCCTGATCCTCTTTCTTGGGGGAACTGGCTTCCACCCGCCACGAAACCTGTCTGACGAGGCTGTCAATGGCAAACAGGATCGCCCCGATAACGGGGTCGTTGTCCCGCATCTCCCGGTACATCTGGTGCGCCCGAAAGCCCGCCAGTTGGGGGAGAAACTCCTCTTGAATGTGACCGGCTGAACGGCGTAGCCCAGTCAAACCCACCTCTATGAAGGGGTCGGTTGTCAGATGAACGGGCTGCCCCTCATCGTCTACCTGCGTAGGGACGGTGTTTCCAGTACCACCGATGGCACCTGTGGTTTCAGGGGTTGGCACGGGTTACTCCTATTGATTACGACACAGGCCAGTGCGCTCACGGTAGCACACATGACTTAGAATCAATGATGCGCCACTGGCTCAACTGGTAGAGCAACTGATTCTTACTCAGTAGGTTCGGGGTTCAAGTCCCCGGTGGCGCACTACTCGCTTGACTAATCATCCACCAGTATGGCTGTCTGCCACAAGACGCCCTTCTCAGGTACGTTGATCCATAGCGCCTGCTGTGGTGCCTCAAAGGCAAAGTTACCGATGGCTGCATACTCGTCATACCCCTTGAGGCTTCCATTGAGTAGGAACCCCGACGACGGGGCCATAATCAACTGGTGGAAGTGTCCGAGCACCATATAGTCGAAATCTGTGTTGTTCCGTTTGCGTGCCACCATACGCATGAGTGGAGGCCAGATCCCACCGATACCGCCGCCGCCTCTGGCTTGGTCGCCGTGAGTGAGTAGGTACGTCGTGTCCTGTACGTCCACCATCAGGTCGGCACCCGCCGCTACATCAAAGGTGACCTTCTTGTTTTCGATGAAGCGTTGCTCCAGTGTCTTGGAAAGGAACCAGTCGAAGTTGTCCTTGGCCCGCAACTTGTGGCGAGGCTTCCGGGTTCGACGCCCGTGGTTGCCGACAACACACGGCACATGAACATAGTCAAAGTGTTCAGATAGGAGGTTGATGCCTGCTGCTATCTGCTCCGTCCAGAAGATGACTGACGCCAGCATCGTGTCCTCGTTAGTCTCCGACAGTTCTTCATGGATGTCGCCACTGAAAATGTCACCACCAAGGAAGAGGACACAGCCTTCATACTTGATGCCCGTAATGTAATTCGTAGTTAGGAGGATGACCTTCTGAAAGTACGTTTGCAGCCGCTTAACAGCGATCTTCCTGTTGTATTCGTTCTTGAAGTTGATCTCTTCTGGCCGCACTACTTCATCAAAGTGGGTGTCAGACAAAATGGTACAGACGACACCGCTTGACTTCTTTGGCTTTCGTGTCAGCCAAGCCGGAGGCTTGTAGGGGTGTCCCGCTAGTTGCGTAAAGAGTTTGCCTCTGACCTCTGCTTGGTCTAGGTCAGCCTCCAACTCCTTGACCTGCGCCCTCAGCACATCCCGCTCAGTGCGGATTCTGCCCAACTGGCGAGACATGAGAGTGATCTCTTGTATTGTCTCGCCTGCTTCAGCGAAATCTGTTAGGGACTTAGCGTCTTTTGGCACGCTGGATTGTCTTTATTTTACCGTCTGTTACATCAGTGTGCCCCAACGAACGAAGCCACATGACTACCGTTCGCACACCAATTTTTTCATCCTGAAGTGCGTCCCATATCTCGTTGTAAAGGTCATCTGCCAGCGTCATGTGCCACGCCCAGAGTCCCCTGCTTGCCTCACGTTCTTCTGCAAAGTCTTGGAGGCTAGATGCCATGGTGGTTCGCTAGTTGCCGGTTCGGAAGGCCAGTTACTTTTGCGTCGGGGATGTGGAGTCCTGCTGCTGTATCTCTGGCAGCACGGCAAACGGCATCGACCAGTTCCGGGTTCTTATGTTTTTCCTTCTGAAGTTGGCAGGAGAGTCTTGTAACTGCGCTGCGTAACTCAGCCATCGTGGGCGCTTCATTGAGATTGTCTTGGAAGTCAGCCATACGATCATGCTCTCCACATTAGGTGACATGATTACCACAACGCCATCCACGAACTGCCGTAACGCTCACTGCTACGCCTCTAGTTGGCCAAGTCTAGTACGGGCGAAGGTGGTAAGGGCGGTAATGGCTCCTGACAGGCCAGCGATGGCAGCAGCGTGCCACGCCTCAACTCCGTCGATGGTGGCGGCTGCCATAAGTGTTGCACCGGCAGACTGAATGGCTGTCCAGAAGATGCGTTCTGCGAGATCACGGATGTTCATAGTGTTTCCTCATTGGCCCAGTGTAGGGCTTCTAGGCGTAGAGCCTGTTGTCGGTAGTTCCAAGCGATGGGCTAGTTCGTACTCCTACGTTGGCTGGTCCCAGCATTGGGTGGAAGATGCGTCGTCTAGCAGACCACGCCAGCGCCCCGGCGACGAACGTATCAGGAGGGTGTCCTGTTCCGAATAGGTCGGCCTGCCGTACATACTTATGCTCGTTGTAGGCGTAGTCAATTCTTGGTGACTTGAGAGCGTCCTGTTCGATCCCGGCGATGTATTCGGTGAAGATGGCTTCCCGCTCCCGTCCACGGAGTACCCGATCCTTGACCATACGCCGGTCGTAGGTGATGAGGTCGTCTACGACATCGCCCAGCCCGGTGGCATCGTGAATCAGCATCCCCTTGTAGCGCATCATTCGGAGTTCTACGTCAGCAATCATGGCTGGCCACGGCTTGCGCCCAGTGCGAAGGAAGGCTACTTCTAGCCACGGTTCCACATCAGTACGGAATGTCCTCACAATCGTCCAGTCCCGCTCCTTAGCCCAGTCCACCCCAGTCACATAACCAGCCCCCTCTACTGGTTCTTCAATGGTGATGTCCTCGTTTACATCCCCGGCAAAGTAGCCCAGTGCTACGTCAAACATGCGGTCCACATGCTCCCCGTCAATGGCACGGCCCTCAAAGGATGGCTCTTGCAGGTCGTATTCGGTGTCCCACATCTGCTTGGACACTTCATATCTCTTGCGCTTCACTGCTTCTGGAGTTAGCCACCCGTGGGGTGTTTGCGATTCCCGCCAGCACCACTCAAACACCGGCCAACCCTTCTCGTTGGCACGACGGAGGATTTCAGTCATGGTGCCGTCTGGGTACTGGTGGGTGCTGGAAATCACAGTCTGGGACTGGACGCTCCGAGCATCCATTGGCTGGCCCTGTGCGGCCTCAAAGATCGGGATGTCCATTTCATCCACTTCGTCCAACCGCAATCTTTGTGGATGTGGACCACGCACCGACTTCTGCGATGCCATAAGAGCCAATATCCACGCCCCATTCGTCAGCCGAGTGTGGAAACGGGTTGGGTCACCTGAAAGCAACTGCTTGGGCGCACGAGGGCTGAACCACGCTTCATGGGTGACTTCGTGAACACGGGTGGACTGACTAGCCGAACCACCCAGAACAGTGACCTGTGCACCGAGGGTGGTGGCTTCGGTGATGGTCAACATGCCCAGCATCGTGGACTTCCCGCCGAATCCACGGGACGCCTTCCAGACGGCAATTGGATCACGACAGAAATAGGCGTGGGCGAACGCCTCAAATGGTGCCTTGTGCGTCTTACAGACCCTCTTACGGGGGATTTCGATGCCCCAGATGGCTTTGACATACCACCAGAGTTCGTCGTCGTCTACTGGTGGCCTAACTGCCAGTCCCATCTAAATCCTCGTTGAAGTCGTAGTCGCACACCGGGCAAACACCGTCAGAGTGCTCTTTATCCAAAAGCGCCTTGCCAATGTACCAGCCACAGTCTGGGCACTTGGCGTATTGCCGTTTCTTAGAGGTCAAGGAACGTGCCCAGCCCGTCGTAGATAGCCCACGCTATGAAAATCGTCAGCCCGATAACGACGAACAGGACTTTGGCAAGTTGGTGTAGGTCGTCATCTTCTACTGGCATGAGTCACACACTTCAGGATTTTCTAACCCGCACACCAGTGGAGTGTCGTCTTGAAACGGATCTAGGGTCGGGCGTTCCCCCAGCAGTTTCTCTGGGATGTCGGAGTATTCAGGGTGTCTGGTCGTTGGCATCTTCAATGATTTCTGCGTCCACGATTTCGTGGCCGTCCTCCTCTATGGCTTCCTTCAAGGCTTTGATGTAAGCCTCCTTCTCACCGTCAGCCACAATAATCGTTTCCCGAGTGGCACTGGTAATGTCTACCCGCTGGGCCTCATTCAAGCCGTAGAGGCGTTCCATCCTGTCCATAACCTGTAGGGCGGAATTCACGGCGTGACTGTCGCCGGTGTTCACGGCGGGCCACACCAGCATCAGCATGTGCTCCAAGCGCCCGTAGTGGATCTTCCGCAGTTCACCGGCGTTTTCCTGAAGGGAACTCTTCATCCCGACCGCCACGGCCTTATGGGCACCTGAAGCGTCGGCGTAGCCGAGGTTCTCTGCGATCTGGGCGTAGGAGGCACCGGCCAACTTCAATGCCATGGCCCGCTTCTGCTTTTCCTTGGAGGACATCTTGACGGTCAGCGGTACGGGGTTGTCAATTACGATCTCCCCTCCACTTGACCCGTCATCCACGATCCTCCCGTAGATGGTGTCGGCGCTTGCGCCGTCGGCGGTCGTTAGCCTGTCGGCATCCTCTTCCATTGACCGATCCTACCTACCCGTTGCTTGAGTGGTTAGCGATGAAGTCGGCGTAAGCCTCCGGGGAATTCAGCACGATGGTGATGGGACCGCTACCCCCTCCCCAGAACACCGTAACCAGTCCGGCCATTGCCACCAGTAGTCCCGCTATGGCCGTCATCATCTTTATCGTCGTATCCATCTCCGCCCCTGATCGCTAGGTAGGGACAGCACGCAACAGCGAGCCGAGTGAACAGGCAGCGCACCGCCGGGTGCTGCCCCCAGTGGAGATTACCGGGTAGGACGGTAGGGGTACAGCGGCCAAGAACGTAGGGGGTCAACGGCCTTATTCTGGTGCCTCCAGAATGAACCCCCTCCAGCAGAAATCCCGCCCAGTTGGGACGTAAGGGGGCTTAGGCCCCAAAATGTAAAAGGAAATTCAAGAAATCTGAATTTATTTTCTCTCAGAAGCAGGGCGGCCCAAAAATTGCAGCCGTGGTCATGGTGACCTACGCAGGCTTTTGACCCCAAGCCGTAGCAATAGGTACCCGGCCCCTTTTTAGAGTCCCAGCCCCTAGGCGCTTACTGGAGCCTTTGATGCAGCGTGGGGCAGAGATTTGGATTCTGACTGATCCCAGTAGAGCAGTTCTGCTGCCACGCTTCCTACCAGTACGTCTAGCAGCACTTCTCGTTCATTTTCGTCCCCCGGTTGTAGCCCCAGTAGGCGCTGAGACTGTGTAAGGACACCCACCACGCAACCAACCTGCCTAGTGAGGTTTAGACCCCCCACCCCGTATTTCTCGTAGTGCTCCAGCAGGTGGTCCAGTGCCCCCGGTAGCACTCTGGTCGGTGGACCTGCAATTGGGTCCAGACGATTGACTCCACGCACTGCTGCGTAGGTGCAGGCTGTGAAGTGGTACCTCGCTGCTTCCCTATTCACACCCCCGGTCAGCACTGACTCCCACAGTTTCTCCGCACTGCTGTGCAGCAGAGGTTTGGGTGAGAAGTCCCTGTGTGGCTCTGGTTCATAGAAGAGTGCAGCGCCCCTGTCGAACTGGTAGGTGAGTGCCCCCCACAGGTCTAGGCGTAGTTGCTCGGTATTCATATGACCCCCAAATTTGGTAGCCGTCTGTGCGTGTGTCGGCACATAGGGGGATTATCTCATGTCTTGTACCGCCGAATCAACCATTAGTTATCAAATGCTCGTATGCCGTAGCC